GCGCACCCTGAACCGGATCGTCAAGCCCAACATGTGGCTATGGATGTTGACAGGAACCCCTGCCTCACAGTCGCCCCTTGATGCCTATGGTTTGGCTAAGCTAGTCAACCCATCTGCTGCGCCCCGTAGCTTCTCCATGTACCGCGATCAGGTGATGAACAAGATCACTCAGTTTAAGTGGGCACCCAAACGGGACGCAGAGCAGGTGGTTAATACACTGCTACAGCCTGCGATCAGGTTCACCAAAGAGCAATGCCTTGACCTGCCAGACTTGCTGTACGCAGAGCGTGAAGTACCTATGACCGCACAGCAGGTACGCTACTACGAGAAGCTACGCAAAGTGATGGCTATGCAGGCGGCAGGGGAGGAGGTCACAGCAATCAATGCCGCCGCCAAGCTGAATAAGCTACTGCAGATTTCCTGTGGTGCAGTCTATTCCGACAGTGGTGAGATCGTGACCTTTGACTCTAGCAGTCGCACAGCGGTACTCAAGGAAGTCATTGACGAATCCAGCCATAAGGTATTGGTGTTTGCCCCATACCGCCATGCCATTGAGATTCTGTACGAAGAGCTACGCAAGGATGGCTACACGGTAGACGTGATACATGGGGGTGTACCTGCAGGCAGGCGCACAGAAATCTTTCGCAAGTTCCAAGATGAGAAAGACCCACAGGTGCTTGTCATACAACCCCAAGCTGCATCACACGGTGTCACCTTACACGCGGCAAACACCATCGTTTGGTGGGCACCCATCACATCATACGAGACATACGCGCAGGCTAACGCACGTATTCACAGGGCAGGGCAAGTGAACAAATGTTTGGTTGTCAAGCTCCAAGGAAGTCCAGTAGAGGCCAAGCTGTACAAGGCTTTAGAAACAAAAGAGTTAGCGCAGTTTAATTTAATGGAACTTTATAAAGATGAATTCGACCTGAACAAATAAATTTATGGAGGTACTTGACAAAGTAAAGATAAGATGTATCATTAACCAAAAAACGAAACGGAAAGCAACATGGATATAACAGCAGATAAATTAGTACGCGTCTACATTAAGATGCGCGATGCTCGTGCCGCCCTCAAAGCGAAGTACGAAGCAGAAGACCTTGCAATCAAAGAGCAAATGGGTTTGGTCGAATCAAACCTGCTTGAGACTTGCAAAGCAACTGGAGCCGAGAGTATCAAGACGGCCCACGGCACAGCGATACGTACAGTGCAAACACGCTACTGGACAGGCGACTGGGCCGCAATGCACAAATTCATCCGTGATCATGACGCACTTGACTTAGTTGAGAGGCGCATATCGCAGTTGAATATGAAAGAGTTCCTACGGGAAAATCCTGATGTACTTCCAACGGGATTGAACGTGGATCACAAATATACTGTAACTGTCAGGAGAAGCTAAATTGGAAACTGCACTTACGTTGGCGCAGGTGGCGAAGCTATTGCAAGTCGCACCGTCAACTGTTCACGCGCTTATTAAGGAAGAAAATCCTGAGAAGCGTATACCCTTTGTTCGCGTTGGTAAGAACTATCGATTCTTCGCTAGTGACCTTGCCAAATTTTTTAACATTGACTTAGAAATCATTAACACTTTCATCAAAAAGGAAACACCAAATGTCTGATCTCGCTCTCTTCTCCCAAGGCGGTACACTTCCCGCCCACCTGCGTAACCTTGAACTGGACGCAACAACCAAAGCCCTGATGGGTGGCGGTGGTACAGGTAAACGCATCTCCATCCGTGGTGGTGTATTCCGCATGATTGTTGGCGGTAAAGAAGTTGCTCAGAATGATGAACGCGCCATGAACGTGATAGTCGTGCGTTCTGCTGAGAAAACATCCCGCAGTTACTACGCAGGTACTTACGTGGAAGGCCAGAACTCTGCGCCCTCTTGCTCATCCAATGATGGCGTAACACCTGACAAGGGTGTGAAAGAACCACAGTCAACTAACTGTATGTCTTGCCAGCAGAACATCAAAGGTTCTGGTCAGGGTGATAGCCGTGCTTGCCGTTTCAACCAACGCATTGCAGTGGCTTTGGAAAACAATCTGGCAGGTGATGTGTATCAGTTGTCGTTGCCCGGTCAGTCGATCTTTGGCACAGGCGATAACGGCAAGATGCCACTGCAGCAGTACGCCAAGTTCTTGGGCGGTCATGGTATTCCTGTGACAGCCGTTGTGACTGAGATGCGTTTTGATACATCCAGTGCAACACCCAAGTTGACCTTCCGCGCTGTACGCCCCCTGTCTGTGGAAGAGTTGGCCGAGAGCAAAGCGCAAGGTGATTCAGCCGATGCGTTAGCCGCTGTGACGCAGACTGTTCAGCAGGTGGATGGTGATGCACCAAAGGCTTCTCCTTTCATAGAGCCAGTAGCCGCCAAGCCTGTCGCTAAAACCGAAGCTGTTGACGAACCTGTCAAACGTGCCGTTAAGAAAACGGAATCCAAAGACGTAGCTTCTGTGCTTGACGCATGGGCAGACGACAGCGACGAGTAAACCAATCGGGGGGAAACCCGCTAATAGCTTTTTGAAAGCTTGCAGACGGGCGGGCGGTACCCCCACCTAACGAAAGACAGCGATGATTGGTTACACATTAGCCACAGTGCTAAAGAACAAACAAGCTGATGGAAAGTTAGCCGGTGTAAAAATCGGTAGGGCTTGCATCAAGAAAAACATATCGGTGAAGAAGGTTGCCGAGATTGCAGGGGTTACGAAGATAACCGTTTATGCGTGGTTTGCGGGTGACTATTCACCGCGCCCCGAAACCGCCAAGAAAATACAAAACTATATTGACCGCCATTAACCCGAAGTATCCCTATGACATTGACCGAATTCCTGAATGCGGTGTTGCCGGATACTGGCAAATACTGCGCGGTCGGCATCAAGCAGGAGAAGTTACGTACACGGTTTGCATCTGACATTCCATCTCTCATCACGGAAATACAAGACATCTATGGTGCTGACGCTGACACGTACTATGCGATGTTCTCGTTTGACCCCGAGGTTATTCCACCCCGTAGGTTAGCTGCCAACGCACAAAGAGCCAAAGCATTTTGGCTTGATCTAGACTGTGGCCCCACCAAGGATTACGCCTCGCGTGATCTGGCAATGGCGGCACTGGGACAGTTCTGCGCTGACTTAGGTTTACCTCAACCCATCTGCATCAACTCTGGTAACGGAGTGCACGCGTACTGGGTACTGCCTGAGAGTATTGACAAGAACACATGGCTACCTGTAGCCAAGCGTTTAAAGAATGTTTGCACCGAGCGTGGCCTATTTGCTGATCCTGCTTGCACAACTGACATGGCGCGTATCCTTCGCGTGCCAGAGACACACAACTTTAAGAACCCCGATGCCCCGCTTCCCGTGGAGTACATGGGTGGTGACGGTAAGGTTGACCTGTTTGATTTTGCAGCCGCCCTAGGTGCGCCCGAGCCAAGCCAGTCTACTGACACGTTGCCCTTTGAAGTACCTGACTACATCAAGAACGCTGGGTTCGATGCGACCAGCAAAGCCCTGATGGGGCAGAACAATTCGTATCGCTTTGAAAAGATTATTGCCTTGAAGGTTGAGGGGTGTGCCCAACTCAATCACATCATGGAGCACCAGAAGCAGGTGCCAGAACCTTTATGGCGTGGTGGCCTGTCCATTGCAAACCTTTGTGTAGATCGTGACACCGCCATCCACGAGATGTCGAATCAGCATGAAGGCTACAACAGTTACGACACTGACAAAAAGGCAAGCGACACCAAAGGCCCCTATACCTGCGCAACGTTTGATGACCTCAGACCCGGTGGTTGCAAAGACTGTAAGCACAAGGGTAAGTTTGGTTCTCCCATTGTGTTGGGCAAAGAGATCATTGAAGCAACTGAAGCAGACAACACCATCACAACGGTGGACTCTAGTTCAAAAGACGTGCGGGTATACAACATACCTGCGTATCCCTTTCCTTTCTTTCGTGGCAAGTACGGCGGTATCTACCGCAGAGGCGACCCCAACAAATCGGAAGAAGAGGGCAACGACAAGTTGGTTTACGAAAACGACTTCTATGTGGTCAAGCGTATGCACGACCCTGTAGCGGGTGAGGTTCTATGGATGCGACTGCATTTGCCAAAAGATGGCGTGCGTGAGTTCTCTGTACCGTTGGTTAGCGTGCTGTCGAAAGATCGCTTTCGTGATGCCATCGCAACGCAAGGTATGGCGGTGCTAGGTAAGACCGTCGATGAGTTAATGTTTTATGTTTCACGTTGGGTAAAGGAATTACAAATTATGGGACAAGCCGAAAAAGTACGTAGCCAGTTTGGATGGACAGAAGAGAAGACGTTCATCCTTGGCGACCGTGAGATCACAAAGACTGGGGTTAAGTACAGCCCCCCTGCAAGTTCAATCTTGCATGCCTGTTCATTGCTGACAAAGAAGGGCGAGTTGGATGAGTGGAAGTCAGTTGTTAACTTCTACAACAACAATGGTATGGAAGCGCAAGCCTTTGCATTCATGCTTGGGTTTGGCAGTGTACTGATGCCCTTCACTCAGGTGCGTGGTGGTATCGTTAACTTGATGAGTCCGGGTTCTGGCACGGGTAAGTCAACTGTGCAGATGGCCATCAACAGTATCTGGGGGCAACCGTT